AATTTTGTAACAGATACTAAACCATCTAATGCTACTACTAACATATCACTAATATTTTTTGCTAAAGCGTCCATTTGTTCAGCATTACTAATTAAAAAATTATCTAGTTCTTTAAATCTTGATGTAAGCTCTGCGAAAAATCCTGCATCATTAATTTTTCTTTGGAAACTGAATACTTTATCTCCTATCATACTTAATGTACCTGAAAAAGTATTCGCTAATTCATCTGTAATACCATCATTATCTTTTGCAAATTGTTGCAATGCTTCCTTTGTTTCTTCTAATGATACTTTTGTTCCTGCTTTAAATCCAAGCATTGCAGTAACACCTCTATCTCTAAAGAGGTCTGCCGCTCCGATACCTGCACTTAATGACCTTTGTATTTGTTCTGACGCAGTTCTAAAGTCTAATCCTGTTGCGGCCGCTATTGTGCCTGTCATTTCTAATAATTCACCTAATTCTTCTGCGTTATCTGCAACAGCTAATAAACTTCCAGAACCTGCTTGTATTTGTTCTAAGCTAAATGGCACTTTGCTTGCAAATTGCGCCATAGTGTCAAATGCTTTAGAACCTTCTTCTGCTGAACCAAATAAAGTTTTGAATCTTATTTGTAAACTTTCTACATCATTTCCTACTTTTATAAGACTTCTTACTGCGGCTCCTGCTCCTAATCCTACTAAAGCACCTTTTAAACTAAATAAAACTCTGCTAACTCCTCTAACTTGAGTTGCTACTCTAGCAAAATGTTTATTCATCATTGTTGCAGAGTGTTTTGTAGCTCTTGAGCTTTCTCTAAGACCTTTTTTTAAATCTTTAAGGTCTGCTTCAATTCTTACTATTAGTTTATCTACAGTAGCCATTAGTCTGGATATACCTCCATCATTTCGTGCAATTCATCAGATTGCATAGGAGGTTCTTTAGCTCCATTAAATTCTTGGAAGCCTTGTATAGCAAGACTTAATTCAACAAAACCCATATTCCAAAACTCCTTTGGAGGTATGTGCATCATGCCCATTCCGATTTGTATAAAGCGTTCCCAATCTAATCGGTCGGATTTGACAACGCCTCTTCTTTTTTTCCATCTACTTCTTCTTCTCCACCTGTAATAGCATTTGCAAGAACTTCTCCTGTAACTCGCATTGATTCAGTTAATCCTGCATCAAACAACAATTCACCAATCGTTTTTGCATCTAAATTATTTCCGCCACCACGAATAGCTTGAGTCATTACTGTAACCATATCTGTCATAGATAGGCTAGAATTCATCAAACCATTTGCAAGTTGCAAAAATGGTTTACCTGTTGCCTGCTCAATACGCATTATACCATCTAAAGTTAACCGAGTATCATACTCTTTATTCTTTAGATTTACCTTTAGCTCTCCTCGAAATTTGTTCATTCTTTCCTCCTAATGTTAAAGTTTCATCTCTATCGCCAATATTAACGATAGTGTCTATTGTGAAATCTTTGCCATCAGCAGAAACATTTGAACCTACTTCTACGCCTTTGATAAAAGGTATTTCTATTTCTACTCTATCGTCGGACATATTAATTTGTCCATTAACAGTTTCTCCTGAAACAACGATTTCTGTTTTAGTCCATGCCATTTATTTTCTCCTAACTATCTATTACACAGTTGCAAAAGCGATAGCACCAGAACTTTCAAAAGTGAAAGAATAGGTTACTTCACCATTATATTCTCCTGCATATTCTAGAGAAGTTAATTGAAATTTACCTGTATAAGTACCGAAGTCTGGTATAAGGAATTGATAGTTAGTCAATGCCGCTTGATTCATGTCTGCTCGAAGTGTTGTTTCTGAAGCTGAATCAGTAAATACTCCTGAACCACTTACACTCATTGATAGAATGCCACCATTCGCTAATAATTCTCTAGCTGTACCACTATCTTTATTTGTTATATCAACAGTTTCATCATTAATAGATATACTTGTTGACCTCATTCCTCCTATAGTAGTGAACGCTTCTGGTGAAGCTGAATCACCTAGTTTCATTAAGAGGGCTCTGCCTTTTTGTGCCGCCATAATATTTTACTCCTTGTTATTATGTATCAGTTATAAATGCTCTAAATCGCATTATGCCATGCCTCGTTACACCATCTCCTTCTAAAACTTGAGTTGTGAACTCGCATCTCAAGTCTATCAGATTTGCTCCCGAAACGCTAAGAGAAAATTCATGCAATAACGCATAAATTTGCTTCATTATGTTTTTTGTTTCTTTCATGCCAGAATAAGCACTCCAAACATCAATATTAAAAACATAATCTCGTGCATCTAATGTTTTTGTACCATCATCTGTAGTAGTGCCTGTTCCTATAGTAACAGCAGGCAATACTGTATCATCTGGGACAGCATCATACACACCTGTAATTAAACCTCCTAGAGTAGAATCTCCATTCAATCTAGAGTACAGAGCTTCTTGCAATGCAAATGCGTGTAAAGCCATTAGATTAAAACCTTTGCTATATCTTTGTCTTTGCCAACAATTCTTCCGACAAAATCAGGATTAGTATATCGGTCTACTGTTTTAGAACCTACTGCAATAATATTTTTATCCATATTATTACTTGTACCCATTACAAAATCTCCAATATCGTAATCATCTGTATACATTTGTAAACTAAATATACCATTTGTCCTTACTTTCACTGGTTTTTCAGAATCATCAACAACAACAAAAACTTTGGCTTTATCTATTGTATCTGATAAATTTCCATTCATATCGAATGCCATAAGTCTATGTATTGTTATTTCTTCTCTCCTTTAAAGAAACCTACTGCACCACATAATCCACAGCCGATTAAAGCAACATTCTGCCATAAATCATTTGGAATTATTACTCCTGCCATAGCTAATACACCACTAAGTGCCGCATATGATGAAGGTTCTTTAAATCTTTCAATTAATTTATCCATTTTTTCCTCCTCTTATTTCAAGCCATCTTTAATAGCTTTAGTTAGTTTTTGTTCGTACTTTTTTCTTGAATCTTCGGCCGCAGGTTGCATAAAAGGTCTTGCCGCCATTTTTAAAGTACCAAACTCTAATGCTTCACTATAGTCGGCATTACTAATAATGTCAGCACCTAATTGATTTGCATCTATTTTGACTATGATTTGTGAAGCTAAATACCCTGTATCACTTGCAGGAGGGTCGCCTGCTTTTGAAACTCGTATTGTTCTTTTAGGATTATATCTAGTTGAATCTCCTCCTGCTCTTTCATTTTGCAGAATAGATTTAACTGCTGTATTTCTTATATTCATAGAAATATTATTAATAACGCCTATAACATTTCTATGAACTCCTTTATCTTGTGATTTCAATCGAGCTTCAAATTGCTTCATATTTTTAACTTTTAAACTAATACCTGACATTATAAATCTGAATCTCCTCCTTCAGTACAACGGAACAACAGCCATCTATCTTTTTCTTCTAAAGTATATACATATTTAACTGCAAGGATTCGTGTTGTTCCGTAATCATTCCAAGAGATACGCATTTGTCCACCATTAGCTTTATAATTAATATTACTATAATACCTAGTATAAACATCATGCGTTAATGTGTGGTCAATTCTACCACCTTTATAAGCATTATCTCCTGTAATAGGTTTAACTGAAGCGAATAAAGTACGAGTAGTACCCCAAGAAGAAGTGAATCCTCCTCCTGTATCTGTACTTCTGCTTCTATTTTGTAAGGTTACAGAGAATTGTAAATCTCCTACTGCGATTGATTGCTTAGCCATTAGCTGAATCCAATACCGAACCTACTCACTCTGTATGGTCTTAGTAATGATTCTATTACTCCAGATACTCTTGTTGCTGATTCTCCTTTCAGCAATGGTTCTGGGTTTTCAAAATAATGTACTGCTAAAGATGTTATAGCTGTTTTCAATGGTTGTGGCACATCACTTGCCGCAGTTCCATATCCTGCTACATAAGTTACTTCTATAGCATTAGCTACTCTTAATAAGTTATCCCAAGTTTCTCCTGTTCTTAAAACTACTCTTGGAATAGGTGATTGCAAATCTACATAATATTTAGATGAAGCTAGAGTTGTTGCTGTATCATCATCATCATATGTTTTTACATGAGTAACACTTGTAACAGGAGGTCTAGGTAAATAAATTGCATTTCCTATTCTTTGCAAATAAGGACCTGTTGTTAATCCTTCTGTATTAGGCAAAGAATTATCATCAAAAAAATTATATCCATAAGGATAAGCGTCTAATCCTAACTTTAGCGTTTCTTGCGTCAAAGTTCTTTGTGTTAGCTCCATAACTATTTTTGTTGCCGCACTTCTGCAAGTTCCTATTAATGTATCATGTGTGCTATCAGATGTTGGAATCCTCAAAGCTATTTTTACATCATTATCAGTAACAGGTAAAGCTGTGTATGCAGTTACAGTAGTTAAACCAGACATTCTTTATTCCTTATGCTTTCTTTTTAGTCTTTTTCTTTGGAGCATCTGTTTCAGCTTGAGTTTCAGTTGGTTCTACAACCTTTTTCTCTTTTAATCCTGCTTTAATTGCTCCTCCTGCATCTACAAAAGCATTTGCAATAGCTATTTGCCAATCAGATGACATATCATAAGTTTCTCCTGCTTCATAAGTCATGCTTTCATTTCCCATTGCTGTAGAAGCACCTTGCATAGTTTTAATCATAGTTATTTTCATATTTTTCTTCCTTCAAAAATAGAGGGGAGCAAAATAACCCCCCTCTAAATTAACATTAGCCAGTTGGTGAGCCGTCATTGCCCCCAGAAGCAGGTTTATGGATTGGAGCTGTTAGCCCCACTACTCCATGTGGAGTTCCATTTGTATGAGTACCTGTTTTAGTAACTGCTACTCTTACATACCTTTCTGGACCTACATAACCAATAGTGTAAGCCGCATCATCTTCTGCGGCCGCATCTACTGTAGCAAAAATACCAGAACTATCTACTGTTCCATAAGTTACTCTCTTAGTATCTGTAACTGCTGAAAAAGTTGAATTATCTGATGAATCTTGCAAAATGTAATCCCACTTAACTGTTGAACTCAATGTGTCGCCACTTTCTCCTACATTAACAACAATCATTGCACCATTATCAAATTGAGTATCTAACCCATTTGAATTTGCTGTTGCTGTTAAAGTTGCAGGGTCTAGTAATTGAGTTACGCTCATATTATTTGCTAAATCTTTTTTAGACATTATTTACGCTCCTCTCTATGCTGACACTTTTTGTTTACGGATAGCTTCTGCTAATACTACCTGACCACCTACTCTTTTACGAGCAATGTAACGGA